TTCATAAATAAACTTAGATTAATTATACGGAAATTACGAGGTAAACTCAAATGTCAGATATGCTAAACGAAAAATTTGAGGAGTTCGTTACCGAGCAAAAGGTGATTGTAGAAGCTGGCGATCCAATGCCAACGGTTTCTGCTAACGTTATCCCTGGCACTGGTAGTGATCCCTCTCAGGTTTCTGACGTTCAGACTGCAAAGGCTGGCGGCAAAGATCCTGCACCTACCGTTCAACCATCAGTTGCTCCTGGTCAATCAGCAGCAGCAGATTTAGGCGGTTCAACTTCTGCTCCTCTTCACTCAAATGATGAGGACGGTGAAGAGAATCCTGGCGCTAAGGCGGCAGCACCTGTTTCTCAGGATACAAGTGCTACCTCTACCGCTGGCAAGCCTGGTAAGGATCCCGCACCTTCAGTTGGTGTTGATGCAGCATACGGCATTACTAAAATGGGCGGCGCAGTTACATATCCAATCAAAGCAGGTTTTGAGATCGATATGACTGACGACGTTGCTGCTCTCCTTGAGGGCACAGAACTCTCTGAAGAGTTTGCTGAAAAGGCAAAGACAATCTTTGAAGCTGCTGTAAAAGCAAAACTTTCAGAAGAGTATGACAGACTTGTAGAGCACTTTGCTGCTGAACTCGATAAGCAAGTGGCTGCTGCTAAGGCAGAGCTTTCCGAGGAAGTAGACGGCACAGTGAACTACGCTATCGGTCAATGGATGGAGCAAAATCAAGTTGCTATTGACCGTGGCATCAGAAATGAGATCACCGAGGACTTCATCGCAGGTCTGAAGGGTCTCTTTGAAGAGCACTATATCGCAATCCCCGACGAGAAAGTTGATGTGGTTGAAGGTATGGCAGAATCAATTCGTGAGATGGAAGAGCGCCTTGACGAACAGGTCAAAGCAAATGTGAAACTACAAAATCGTCTGAATGAGTCAGCTAAACTAAACATTCTGAACACAGTTTCGGAAGGACTTGCTGATACTCAGAAAGAAAAACTCGCAGCACTTGCTGAGGGTCTAGAGTTTGTCTCAGAAGAGTCATTCGCCGCGAAGGTAAAAACCATCAAGGAGTCTTACTTCAAAGAGTCAATCGCTGCCCCCGCATCGGTTGCAGATGAAACCCCAGTAGAGGGTGAGAATGCAGAGGTAACTCCAGCAATGGCAGCATATCTCTCAGCACTCAATCGCTGGTCCTGATTATAAACCCTATTTTTCCAACGGAGCAAACAAATGTTTAACGCAAAAGCTCTAACCGAAAAGTGGAACCCTGTTCTAGGTCATGAAGGCGCTGGTGCCATCAAGGACAACTATAGAAAGGCTGTTACCGCTGTTCTGTTAGAAAACACAGAAAAGGCACTACGCGAAGAGCGTGGTATGATCAACGAAGCATCAAACACCGTAGGTGCTATTGATGCTGCTGGTCTTTCGGGTGCTGCACTTGGCACTCAAACTGGTGGTCTTGCAGGTTTCGATCCTGTAATGATCTCCCTAATCCGCAGAGCAATGCCTAACCTCGTTGCTTATGATATTTGCGGTGTTCAACCAATGAGCGGTCCTACTGGACTAATCTTTGCGATGAAGTCACACTATCAAGCAAAAGATGATACTGGACTTCGCACTGGTCGTGAAGCACTTTACAACGAGCCAGACAGCAACTTCTCTGCTTCTTCTGCAGGTGCTGCTGTATATGATAACAATCCTCTCGGAACTGACGACGTTAATCCACTTGGCGACGGTGGTACTACCGATGCTAACCCTGGTCTTCTTAACGACGGCGGCACATATGAGCGTGGCGAAAGAGGTATCGCAAGAGAGAACGCTGAGACCCTAGGTTCAGGCGCAACTCTGTTCAACGAGATGTCATTCAGCATCGAGAGAACTTCGGTACAAGCACGTACCAGAGCACTCAAGGCTGAGTACACTCTAGAACTAGCACAAGACCTCAAGGCAATCCACGGTCTTGATGCTGAGCAAGAGCTCGCTAACCTACTTTCAAGCGAGATCCTTGCTGAAATCAACCGCGAAGTCGTTCGTACTGTATACACCATCGCTAAGCCTGGTGCTCAGAACAACGTTGCTAACGCTGGTATCTTTGACCTCGACGTTGATTCAAACGGACGTTGGTCTGTTGAGAAGTTCAAGGGTCTAATGTTCCAAGTTGAGCGTGATGCTAACGCTATCGCTCAGCAGACTCGTAGAGGAAAGGGCAACTTCATCCTAACTTCTGCTGATGTTGCTTCTGCTCTCGCAATGTCTGGAACTCTTGATTACTCCTCAGGTCTAGGCGGCGCTGGTGGTCCTTCCATCGGTGAAGTTGATGACACTGGTAACCTCCTAGTAGGTACTATGAACGGCAGAATCAAGGTCTATGTTGATCCTTATTCAGCAAACGTTTCCAGCAACCAGTTCTATGTTGTTGGTTACAAGGGTACTTCACCATATGACGCAGGTCTATTCTACTGCCCATATGTTCCCCTCCAGATGCTACGTTCGATCGATCCTAACACCTTCCAGCCCAAGATTGGCTTCAAGACTCGTTACGGTATGGTTTCGAACCCATTCGTTGAGAAGTCTGCAGGCGTTCCTGACGCTGAGGACCTCACCGCATCGAAGAACCAGTACTACAGACGTGTATTGGTCAAAAATCTTATGTGATCTAATATTCACATATCGAAACACAGGGGAGTCTTCGGACTCCCCTTTTTTTGTAAATAGTATATAATAATTTGTAAAGTTATGCCAAGAGGTCGCATGAATAAGGTTGACATACTCGCAAGGGTTTATAAAATGAAGAACGAACTCTACAATGGCACACACTATGCTAAAGACAAAGAGTGGCATGATGGAGCACATGATGCTCTCAACAGAGTTCTTGATTTACTAAACGAGTATAGTTCATGAATCAATCTTCCCTAATTTTATTGTTGTGTCTGTCTCCTCTGGCGGCAGTATTCATCGTAATGAAATTAGCACTATGGTTGGCAGAAACATCTGCATTCAAGAAGGAAACCGAAAAGTTACAAAGAATGCAGCATGGTCCTTATGAAGTATGGGATGATGAGGAGGAAGACGAATGGACTTAGATCAACTCTACAAGGAGATTCTAAAAATGAAAAACACAGTCCTTATGGAAGAACCATGTCCGCTATACGAACCAGAGTGGGAAGATGCTACAAATTCCCCAGAAGATTGGGAAGATTTTTGGAACAACGAGGACAAAGATGACACCCGTAACTAAGGAAGAAGTTCAGGAGATGATTGATGCAGCAATACGACAACACAACCGTAATGCTTCTATCATTAGCATGTGCGTTGGTTGGGTGGTTCTTGCTTTATTTGCTGAGGGACTTTTAAGACTTATTGGAGTGATACCCCCTGTATTCCCATGGCTCAATATCACATTGTAGAGTGGATAGGAGTTGTTCTCTTATTCTTGTTTGGCATGACTATGATATGTCAAGGACATTTTATTTTTCATGGTAAATATGGGTATAAGCATACGGAGCGTGATAAGAAACGTTCTGCGGATATTCGGAAACAACTGGAAGAAATCATCAATGCAAATGGACATTCTACAGAAGAGGATTAGGCAATTGGAAATCTCAGAGAAGATTGACGAAGCTTTGTATGAATGGTATTCAGAGCAAGGGCGTGAAGTTCCGCAGTGGAAGAAACCAAAAGAAACATGGTGGAGAGAGTATCTGATTGATCTAGGACTTGATCCAAACAACCCCTAAATACTAGGTAGCTTGGGAAGTTGACATGGCAGCGGAGTGGTATAAGGAGCAACCTACAAATAGGAACTTCTTGAACCCTATTGGATTTCTACTCAAACTGGAAAAGTTTGAAGGTGTAGATTTCTTTTGCCAAACAGCAAATGTCCCCGACGTTTCAATGCCGACCACGGAAGTAGCAAGTCCTTTTAGAAACTTGCCTATTATTCCTGGTGGTGGTGTAACGTTTGGGGATTTTTCTGTGCGTTTTATTGTAGATGAAGATTTAGTAAATTACAATGCTGTCCACACATGGCTTCGTGATGTTGGTAATGCAGATCAAAGAGCACGTACAACTTCTGAAGATGATATCCTCACCAACGGACAACTTCATATTGTTACATCACAATACAATCCAGCATTTATTGTAGAGTTCAGAGACATATTTCCAGTCTCTTTGTCTGGATTGCAGTTTGATGCTACAATGACAGATGTAGAATATATTACTGCTGAGGTTGTATTCAAACACCAGCAGTTCTTCCTTCGTGATAAAAACTTACAACCTCTATGAATTTTGAAACTCTTCGTGATAAATTTGAAAACTTAAGAGAGCAATGGGCAGAAGATAGTGCCGTTGACTTTCAGTTCAAGAACAAACAGTATACCACAGATCTGGGACAACTCGCGTTAGACATCCCTTTTCAACATAATAAATACTTAAACCATTACACTGACATTCAGCAGATCAAAACCTCGCTGGAATTTCAGATCCGTAAAATGGTAAAGGAGAAACGTGAGTATTACTCAGGCGAAGCAGACGCTAAAACTTACGCCTCTAAACCATTTGGATCTAGCATCAAGACTTCAGAAAAAATGAAAACTTATCTTGAGGCAGATGACGAGATCATCAACCTTGAGGCGAAGATCAAATATCTAGACCAGATGCTTTACTGGTTGGATCAAGTCATGAAGCAAATTTCTAATAGAGGTTTCCAGATCAAGAGTGCCATTGAGTGGGAGAAATTTGTAAATGGACAATGATGACCACTCTGAGTATTAAAAAGAAAAACGAAGTTTACGTTACTGTTCAGTCCGTAGAGCCCCATGTTCATATGGAGCTTGCGGACTATTTTTCGTTTGAAGTTCCTGAAGCAAAGTTTCTAAAGAAGAACCCCAGATACAAATACTGGGATGGAACAATTCGTCTTTACTCCCCTGGCACTGGTGAACTCTATGGTGGTTTGATGGAGCACCTTAAGGTCTGGGCAGATGAAAGACAATATCAAATTGAGTATGAAAAGAATGACTGGTATGGCGACGTTGAAGAAACTAATGACTTTGTTTCTCCTGCTGGCATCAAAACCTTTATGGACAAGATCACCAGAGCGGGAATTACTCCACGCGACTATCAATACCATGCGGTATACGAAGCAATAAAAAATAATCGTAAACTCTTACTTTCTCCTACGGGGAGTGGTAAATCTCTGATGATCTATTCCCTCGTCAGATACTATACTGCTACCAACAAGAAGACGCTCATCATCGTTCCTACTACGTCCCTCGTAGAACAGATGGTCAATGACTTTATTGATTATGGTTGGAATGCGGATGATCATGTTCATAAGATTTACTCTGGTAAAGATAAGAATACTGATAAACCGATCATCATTTCAACTTGGCAATCTATCTACAAGTTTCCCAAGCGATACTTTGATGACATCGATTGTGTGATTGGAGACGAAGCTCATCTCTTCAAGTCTAAGTCATTGACAGGCATTATGACGAAACTTCATAATGCGAAATATAGGTTTGGATTTACTGGCACCCTTGACGGTAGTAAAACACATAAGTGGGTATTAGAAGGTTTATTTGGTAATTGTGAGCGTGTAACTAAAACAGATGATCTAATTCGTCAAGGGCACCTAAGTAAATTTAGGATCAAAATCCTTCTGTGCAAACATGCTCC